CAGTGACGTTCGCCAGTGCCAGCCGGTGCCGCCATTGAAACGGTCTCAACCACAGGGAGTCTCCAGACTCTTGTGCCTCCACCAGTGGGAACAGTTACCCAGAGGTAGCGGTTGTCGGTACCTTTCAACAGCTCGATCTCCTCAAAGTCTATCGGGTGTAAGACTACACCAGTCGCCTCTAAGAACTCCATTTCGACGTTAGTGCGTGAACGCCTGATCTTGTCAAGCAAGGTATCAGTCGCATCAACACCGCGGACGGCATGGATAGCGGTCGCATAGTCTTGTATGCCAGAGGTATTCAAAATACCAGTCAGGTCATTGCTTGCGCCCGTACCCCAAAGTAACTGATCTTCCTCTTCCTTGTCCAGCCCATAGGCCAAACGCGAGTCGATTGCCAACTGTAGTTGCGGTGCGTCTTCCATCATCTTGTTTGAAACTCGGATGTAGTGCGCGATCTGCTTGACCACAGAAGTCTTCTCCTCATAGCGAATATCTGATTTCGGCTTGGTAGCCTCACCAGTAAACACTTCGGGAACACCAGCTGCCTGGTTGTCAAAGGTCTCTTCTAAATACTCGATAGTATCAGAGCCAGTCCCACCAACCGTAAGCAGACCTCGTACCCGCAAGGGCCGATCTTCCGCCTTGATGATTTCGCCAACTCGATCATTCTGGATAAGATCGCCAGCAATAGATGTAGTAACATCCGATGCCTTAATCTCGGCCAGCATACTCTCGGTGATCGCAACAAGACCATCCTTCGCCTGCATCTTAGTCATTGGTGAGGAGCCTTGAAAGCCATGCTCCTGCCCAGCGCGATACTCTTTCTCAAGCGTATACATGCTACCAAGTGTAAGATAGCCGACTATGGGGTCAGTCTTGATCTCTTTTTCTTTGCCCTCTGCTGGGTTTTTCGGGTCTTTGCCCTCTTTGTGAGGAACACGTAAATCAAGCTTGGCTGTATGCTCGTCAATACCAAGCAACTTCTCGTACCGCTTGACCTCGATCTGCATATCCTCAGCTTGTTTGCAAAGCTCGTCTACCTTGTCAGCTTTCGCCTCCGGCGTAGCCTTCCCAGCAAACTCGTCCATTATGTCCTTGGCTTCATCAGCCGCCTTCGTAATGTCTTTGTTTAGAGCGTCAATTTTTTCTTTGTAATCCATTAGGTTTGCACTCCTTTCTTGTTATCTCAACCTCTCAATTCGTAGGTTGGTTACCCTTTCGGTCAGAGCAATGTTTCTTTCTTCCTCTTCGCGGGTTCCTTCGGATTCAGACGGGACGGGTTCGGACTTGGTTTCTTTCTTACCATCCGGTTCCCCGTGTGCCTGCGCTCCTTCAAGAAGTGCAATTAGCGTTTCGTTCGCCCTGATTATAAACTCATTGTCGTTACCTGTCAACTTAGCGTCTTCTAAACCTAAGAGATGGGACAGTGCGCCCTTGTAATCGTCAAGTGCCTTCTGGAGCAGAGGCGCTTTCTCCTCAACCTCGTCATCTCTAATGATATCGGCAAGGGTCTCATTGAAGGTATTGTTAGCTTTCCAAAGTCCGTCCTGTGCCGTTTCTTCGTTAAGAGTAGCCGCATAAGTCAAGCCCTTCTCTTCTGCTTCCTTAACACTCAGACGATTGATTGTAGCTTTGTCGTTCATCCCCCAAATAACTGCGCTTACTTCCATCAGTTTCACCTCCTCAAGGACACGTACTACCTCTTCCTCGATTTCTTCAAAGTGCTGTTGAACAGCTATGTAGCCGACCGATAAAGCGTCAACTACGCCATCCTGAATTTTCGTAAGAAGATCGGTGCCGTCTGCCGTGTCGCTAATGAAGACTCGGACAACAAGCTCGCCCTCTGTCTCAAAAGCTCCGATCACTTTCCCGAGTACATACTTAGTGCTTGGTACTCCCGGGTACTTGTATGGGTGAGCATCCAGAAATTTAACCTTACCTGCTTTTACTGCCCCATCAATCGAACGTTTGAACGCGCCGGGAGCAAAAACATCCCCGCCGTGATCAACGTTGCCAATGCCAGCAGCAATCGCATCGAAGGTTCTTTCCTTACCGTCGAATGCCTTGATTTCTAATTTAGTTTCCACATAGTCAAGTTTCATGGTATCACCCACTTTCATATTTTAGCATAGTGCTAAGTCATTGTCTATTCTTGCGGTTCAAAGGTAACCCCACCATCCCCCTTAAAGGGCTTTGTGTGATCGGTTCCCTCGAAATAAATCTCCTCTGGAATCCCCTTGTGAAAAGCTTCACACGTTCTGGGGGTTGTTGGCAAGTGATGGAAATGCTTGCACTCTAAACATTTTGGCGGTAGAGTCATCATGGTATCAAACCTCCTGTTTGTAGTAACCATTTCAGTTCTCGCATGTCTTTTCTGCTTTCATCAAAACCCTGTTCGTGGAATTTAGTAAACAGTTCCGCAAAATACTCGTTATGGTTTCTTGTTGCATAGTCACTTATAACCCGCTCTCCTGGTTGTCTTAGATTGGTGTAGTCAATCCCCTGGTTCTCTAGGTACGTGTGAACCACATGCCCGAACTCATGGGTAGCGGCTTCATCAGCATTCCTTATGGTCGTATACCCATCTTTATAAGCTTTGGCATATTCCCTATTTAGTTTTTCCCGTGTAAAGTTGCTATTGAACTTTATTCCTTCTTTGCTTCCTATCGGATAGGTTTCTGCTACATTGTTACTATACTTTAGCGCGAACTTTTCATCTTTAACCAGTGTAAGCAGCTTGGAGGGTTCTGGGTACGCTTCCGCTATGCTGCCAAACTTATCTACCCATGCTGCTTTGCTGGCTGCATCTGAAAACGTAAAGACAACTGGTTCTGTTATTGCTTTCGATGATAAGGAGACCAGACTACCAGAGTCATTAGCTAAAAGACGGATGCTGACCTCGCCTGCTCTTTGTGCTTCGGGTATCCAGGTGTGAAGATCGCCGTACCCCAGCTGGCCTATCTCTCCGGCCCAGTTTTCGGAAGTTGGGAGAGAGGTGCCCATGTCTTTCAAGAAAACACTCATTCGATCTCCGTAGCGCCGTATGGTTACTTCGGCAGTCCCATTTTCAACCGTTCGAGTGATCACCGTGTCTCTAAGCCCGTGAGTCATGTGGCTGAACTCTCTGGCAGGGTCTAACTCGCCAAACATACCCATTACCTCGTTTATGCCCTCCGCGCTTTTTTTGCCCGACTTCACGGTCATATAACTTCGCTCGTCAACCATGCTGCCAGGGACTCCACCGATAGTACAACGACAGCGCGGGTGGATGGGTGGTGCTGGCATAGACATGTAGTTATTTTTGAATGTCTCAGTAGCCGTACTAAGGCTGTCTCCTTTAGCAAGAAAGGTATCCTTGAGTCTATAGACCTGTTCGTGTATGGCCAAGCAAGTACCACAAGCGTCTGGGGCAGCTATGAATTGCTTATAATCAACGCCGCCCTTCTTCAAGACTTCAAGCGAACCCATGTTTGCCGCTCGAAGGGTCTCTGTCCTTGCTACTGTCTCCGCTCTGGCAGCGCCCCAATCGGCAAATCGCTCTTCCAAGAGCTTTCGAGTCTCTTTAACGGGTCTACCCGCCGCGATACCTTCTGAGATAGTCTTTCTGACGGTTTCCACGGAGTTCTCTGCTATCTCCCCAGCAAGGACGGATGTATGTTTACTAGCAAAGCTCACAGCCTCGTCATTTGTCAGTCCAAAACTGGTGCCCAGTGCTGAGCGCGTACCTTCCGCGCCTTCTTTGAATACGTCCGTGATGTTTGCCTGTAGATTGCGCTTGACGATCTGCTCAATGTTGGGTCGGAGCTTACGAACGCCTGTTATGTTGGCCTTGATCTGCTTGCTCTTGAATCCCTCTTGATCGAGCCAGCGGCGGAACTCGTCTGATATATCACCAAACATGTGAGCAGCTGCCACTGTCATAACCTTAACGTGAGTCTCTTCATTATTGACTAGTTTCTCAAGGAGTAGTTTTCTTTGTTCGGTCGTGGGGATACCATCCAGTATCTTTATTTCAGTTTTTTTTTACTTAGGCCACGCGAAGCATCGGAATCGTCGTCATCAATGGTGTCGCCGTCTATAGTGGTTTTCGCTTCCTTCTTTACAGTCGGTGGGTCATCAACCAAGCCCTTATCGTCCTCTTCGGTCTTGCCACCGTCATTCAAGTTTTGCTCTTTCTTGACACCTGCCTCTATCTCCGCTACCCGTGGTTGCATTTCGCCAGTCTCAAGGTTAGCTGCCACCTTGTTGGCATCTATAAAGACAGCACCGTTCGACTCTTTCTTGTAACCCAGCTTGAGCCGTTTCTCAATAAGTGAGAGAGAATCCGCTTGACGTATCCTGTCCCAAAGTGCTTGCTCGGACTCTTGGAGAGCTTTAATCTGTGAAGTATCGAATCTAGCTCGCAAGTTCCCTTTAGTATATCCGAAGTCTAAGAGCAACGCACCGCCGAGTTTGTCTGCTATCATTTGCCACTCGGGAGCGATTGTGTTTTCGTACATATATTCCCGTGCTTCTCTGACATTGGTAAACGTCGAGCGGTCGAGTCCAACTTTGGCTCCTACTACAATGGCTGGTACGTGGAGCGCCAAGCAAATCCGACTTTCGAGGATAGCAGCCAAGTTACCGACCTCTAGGTCTTTCATCGTCATGGAGGTTTGTTCCCACTTCATGCCGTGAGAAAGAACCATCGGGAGGCCAGCGCGTATAGCGCCGACATAACGAGATGCCATCTTGTCCTCCATAATGGCTCTCTCTTCTGGGTTGAGCTTCTTTTCGGTTACAAAGCATCCACTGGTAACTGCCATATTCAAGAGAAGCTGTTTGGTGAACTTAGCCAATTCACTGTCAGCGTCAATCCGCCTGGCAGCTGCTACCAGTGGGGAGATTCCATAGTAGTCATCCGCTGGGTCGATATATAACAGATGGACTACATCCTCTACGGGCAGTACATACTCTGCTCCATCAACCGTGTATATGTAGTGTGAGATAAAGGTTGTGGCACTTGGAATGATTTTGACTAGGTGGGGTTGCATTACCCAGAGTTGTTGAACTCTGCCAGATTGATCTCTGACTTTACGGATGAAAGCATTGCCAGTAAGTGCTAAGTGTTGCTCAATAGTTTCAAGCAGTTCGGCCTCGTCGCGGAATGGGTTCGGGTTTCGCATCAGAATCTCGACGGGGTTGTCTTCATTCCATTCATCCGCTTTCTCGTCAAATATTTTAAGCGGAGCCTCTTTAAGTGCCCGGCTCCGTTCATCCATACAAGAGTGTACAAGCTCATTACCTCGATAGGCCCATTTCGTAATCGACAGAAAATCAACCTGGAGTCTCTTTGCTTGCTGATTTCGAGTGCTTGCTAGTGGAATGCTCAAAGAACCGCCAGGATTCTTGAGCCTGGTGGCTTTTACCTCTTTCTTTCGATTGAACCTCTTATTAACCTTCTCAATAAGGCCCACTTGGACAGCTCCTTCAATGTCTTCTTATAAGCGTAAGTATATCATAGATACTTGTCGCCTGTCTATTGGGCCGCATGGAGGCATCGAACCCCCGACCTGCCGCTTACAAGGCGGCTGCTCTGCCAGCTGAGCTAATGCGGCTAGTTGACTGACTCCTGCTTTCGGCAAAGCAGTAACCGTAACCTCCCCGAGCCAGTCGTATGCGAGCCTGGAAGGAATCGAACCCTCTCCTAAAGTTTTGGAGACTTCTGGCCCCGCCAGGCACAGACTCATTTTTTGTGAACTGTACGGTGACAGTTCGCACAAAGCGGAATTGTCTTCTTTAGTTCCTCTCTTAGCGCCTTATCGCTGGTACTAGTAGCGACATATAACGCATGTGGGCGGGAAGCTTTTTTCGGTGTGTGATGAAAGTCACAACACTCCGGTCGGCCCTTAAACGAGAAACCACATATTGAACATTTAAGCGTTTCCTTGTGCTGTGTAAGCCACGCTCGTCTTGCCTTCTTCTGCTTGCGCCGTCCCACGATCTCTTGGGTCTGTTTACGTCTACCCATATTGCCCCCTT